TTATCCCTGATAAACTTTTTGCATACTTCGCTTGCCTCTTTGAAGCTGGTGACTGTCTCAAGGCTTGCTTCGATGTTTATCCGTCCGCGATAATCGCTGGAGTCACTGGAATAGTCGGGGTTGGGTCGCGCTTCGAGTCTTACTTTCAATTTTCGTTTTACCATTTTCTTTGGCTTCGGGATTGGAGTCGGGATATAGTTTTGGGTAATGTTGCGCTCTGTCGCAGTCACCCGATAGGTCTTGACCTCATCGCCGTTGGTCAGTGTGTAATCGAAACTGAATGGGGCTTCTTGCATGGTCACGAATTTTGCGTTCCTGAACGGCTTCAAAATTTTCTTGATCGGAATGTCGTAATCTTTGAATTCCTCATACTCTTTTTCATCCTGCCAACGGTCATATAGGTATGCGATTGTTTCTTGAACTGCTTTGAAAATACGGTCATGCGTTTCGTCATTCATTTCAGTCTCCAATTGGTCATGCGATTGATGCGGTGCTTTGCCTGCCGTTTGAACGATTTGATATGCTTGTCCAGCCATTCCCACGCCCATATAGATTTGAGAGTGAGGGTCAGTCTGCGATTGGCGTCCTCTAGGTCGTCAATGCGCTCTGCTTGGTCGATGACCATCCCTGCCATTTGGTACTCAATGGATTTGGGGTCGAACTTCTTTGGACACATGGGGTTATTGCAAACCATATTCCCGTCGATGTCGCTTTCCAATTCCTTCCAACATCCATCCTCACATTGAGGCGGATCTTCGGGAGGGTCGTAATAACTGTCAAAGCCGCGTCCAAGTCTGAATCCGTTGTTCATTTTTGATCTCCTAGATATATGCGTAATACTTTTCAATGGGGGCGAGATATTCCTGCCCTTGAACGGTCAAGGCTAAACCGATGTATCGGTCATCCTGCGCGGGCACGACCTGTAAGAAACCCTTTGTGACCAGAGCGGCCTCGCGGCTGTCCGTGTAAAGCGATTTGAGGATTTCTTTTCTGAGGTCGCCCACCCCGCATCCCATGAAAGTCATCATGGGATACATGGGCTTGGACGCTTGTTTGTTGGGACGTTTGATCTTCTGTTTCCGGCGGTTCATTTTGTGCCTGCCTTTTTTTCTGTGAACGTGAATTGAAAATGATCTACCAATAGCATATAGCCAATTGGGTGAATATTGTCCATGTGCTTGAGCAGTCTATCCAGCCGAAGTCCCCCACCCCGTTCATCGTGTGCGATTACAGCCAGTGCATATCTAATGCCCCGACATTGCCGACAGTTGCAGTTCATTTCGACCTCTTGCTGGGCTTGCTAAACTTTTGGACGATGACGACATGCTGTTTGCGGATGATACGTTTATCCGCCACTGGCGCGGGCTTGGGTTGTGACACTGGCGAACTTTTGCCAGCCTTGCCCGCCCTGACGATCTCCACGTGCCGGCATGTGCGGCGGTATCTCCATCCCATGCAGTCGCATGAGAGAGAGCGGTCTTTCTTGACTAACAAAACTTTGTGGGGTTCACCACCACTTGCCGAGTCCACTTTCCATTGCTTGAGATATAACTTTTCGTTCATGATGTGCTCCTTTTATTTATGATGTCCGCGCCGATGCGGACTAGAGAAGTATCCACCTTCGATGATGGAAGGCGGGGAGTCAATTACCCTCCCCGCCTGTGCCCTATTTACTTCTTGTTGCTGACTTTCTTTACTGCGGGCTTTGTGACCTTTGCCGCAACTTTCTTTGCAGGTTCGGTCTTGGAGGATTTCGGTGCCTTGGCTTTCGCCATTACCAGCGCGGGAGTCATCGGTGTGGTTTGCTTGGTGACTTTCTTATGAGCCGTTGCGATTGCCAATGCCTTTTGTGCTTTGGCTTGCATCTGATCGTTGATCGCGGCGGACTCGGCTTCGGCTTGCGCTTTGGCTTCTGCTTTCGCCAGGACTTTCGCGGCGAGGGCGTCGGCTTTCTCTATCGCTTGGGCGGCGACTTTTGCGCGGGCGGCAGCTTGGGCTAATATCAAGCCAATGGAATTGCCTTCATGCAGGATGAGCATGATGACCTTGCCATTTTCCTTCGTTGATCTGGTGAAGCCAGTATACAGATTAGCTTTCATCGGTTCATCATCCCAATAGGTTTCCATGGAATGTTTGAAGTTACGCAGGTCAAGCCATTCAGTACCGAAACAAACCTTGCCTGTGATCTGAGCGCGTCCCTCTTGGAGAAGGTCTTGAATGTAACCATCGTAGGTGTTGGATTGCCCTTCGACTTTCTGCCATGCGTCCTCAAGCATTGCCTGTGGGACACGTGCAATGAGCGCGGCGGTCTGTTCTTCAAGGGTTGGCAGAGCGGCATCCTCTTTGACCTTATCTTTCTTGCTCATCATTGGGGAAGTGGCGGAGGGCTTCACTTTCTTTTCGTCCGCTACAACCGTCTTTGATTTCTTCGGCGCGTTGCCAGTGCCTTTCAGGGCGGCGATTGCCTTGGTCTTGGCTTTGATGGTCTGACCTTTGATCTTGACGACCTGCCCCACGGCTTGCGCCAATTTGGTGCGGGCGATTGAGGCGTCGATCATCTTGCGGGCTGTGGTTGTTTTTGTTGCTGATTTTGTAGACATGGTATGTGCTCCTGCCTGTTAGGTCATAACAGGCTGTAAATATGATTTGCTCCGGTTCGTCGCCGAAGTCATGTATGTATCCGCCTGCGAAAGCGGAGGGCGTCCGATGGACTGGACGCCCGCCCTGCTACACGTTCAAATTTGCCAACGTCAAAAGCCCATGCAATCGCGTGGGTGAGAACTGGCGGTGCTTTGCCAGTTGGTTACTGGTTGGAGAACTCTGGAAGTTTATTATGGTGTATTTCAACTTAGGTGTGCCAGTATAGGAAAACTTAGCACAACCCCTGCTTCACATGTCCGCATATTGTTACAAGAGATTTTAGTGAGACTAGTGTCTACAACTCATTTTTACTCAACACACCCGCGCCTTATATCCTTATCCTGATCTCTCTGCTACCATCCTAGTCTTGCTAGGTGGTGGAGATTCACTTCAAATTCCCCGCGTGGGTTACTCAGTAAAATCCTTGTATTCTTTTGTTAAGGTTCCCTGTCGTTTGGCTACGAGCCGCACAGGATTTCGGTCGCTCCCCCGCTCAAAGTCGGTTTGCTGTCGTCCGCTCTGTCGCTTAGTTGTATAACGTCATAATTATATCATAAGTGTTATACAACGCAAGTCTATTGTATATACAACTTATAACGTAAAGTAGCACGCTTGTTCTATGGTTTTTGGGGTAGGTTTGGGCGGCGGCGCTTCGAGAAAAGGGGGTGGGGATTTGATCGACACGTTTCCCACATGCTACAATTCCGCTCTGATTTGTAGTGTGCTGATCTGCCGCTTTGTGGTACTCAATGAGGTTTTGATTAAGTCAGTGAAGTAGCCTAGCCGCCCTGTTTGTGGTACAGGCAACAAAAAACCGCCCGACGTGGGCGGTGCTTTGCCAGTGCTTTTGGGTCGAGGGGTTAGGGCTTTTGGGCGAAGTAATAAGCTAGATACATCCGCATCACCCGCTTGGAAAGGGTGATCGCCGCGTATCTGAATTTATCCTCTCCCATTTTCCAGTCGTTATGTTTGGGGGCTTCCTTCATGACTTTGACCTGGCTTGTATTTGAGACCAACACCCAGCCGGCATGAGCAGGGGGTTGGATGGAGAAGTTATAGGTCACATACCAAAAATAAGCAGGGCTGTCCTGCGTGGCGGTGAGCATGATCTTATGCTTGGGTTTGATCTTGTCATCCGCAAAGTCGTAGCTATCCAGTTTTATTTCCCATTCATGGAGTAGGTTATTACGTGTGAAGGATACCAAGTCAGCTTCATAGGGCAGGAGTCTTTGGACGTTGGGGATTACAAGCTGGTGGCGCAACTTCTCCATAATGAATGGCATCATCAGGGCTTGAATATGTGCCTCGGTCACTTTGGGGTCATGCTTCATGCGGCTTTTCCTCGTCGGTCGCTGGCGTGGGAGCGGGCGTTTCCTGTTTCATCGCCAGCATCGAGTCGTACATGTTTGCGCTGTTGACCAACTTCTGTATAAAGACGGCCATGCTCGGACCAACAGGGAATGCAATGCCCTTCTTGCTTTCCGTGTCCATGATCTGCACGTGATGAAGGATGTCAAACTTGAGGGTGTACATGGTTACCTCAATTCTTTATCAGGGTCATACTTCATCACGAATGGGAGCAGGACGTGATCGACGCCCCGATGTCTGCGGAGTTGCGGGACAGGAGTCTTAAGTTCAACACCCAATACCTTTGCCACCTTCATCCCGTCGAGATACTTGTCACCAAGCGGGCGCGGGATTTTCAACAGGCGCAGGAATTCCTCTTTTTGTTCACGGTTCTGGAAACAAATGGCAATCCAGAATTCGGAGTCCAGCGTATCATCCAACTGCATTTTCATACGCTTATCGAGCGCCTTGATGGACTTGAAGTGATCGGATAGCCCAGCAAGTTCATCGGCGGCTGATTTTTCCCTGTCGAATTTCTCCGCTTTCTTTTTGGTCACAACGGGTTTGGAATAGGCGGACAATTCCATATCCGCGTTAATGGCTTTTACTTTTGGTTTAGATTTTGTTGTAGTTTTCATCGGTTGTCTCCGTTCCTTTGTAAAAATCTTCCCTGAATCGCATTCGCAGGATACCCAAGTCAGCCATACCCATGAACCAAGTAAACCTTTCCCAATCCTTCGGATAATGATATTTGATCGCGGGTAGGTATTCCTCTGTGTATCCATTGAAAGACCTTGCCATTGTTGCGTACTCAACAGGCAGTTTTACATTTGCCTCCCTGAGTTCGCGGAGAAGATCGGCGCGGTTGTAATCGTAGACCGGATGGAACACACCACGACTGACCGTTAGCGGCCCGTTGCGTTTGAGCGCAACACGTCTGGTCATACTATCATTCATGGTTACACCATCTGCGACATAGACTTCCTTGCCGAGTCCCAAGTCCTCATGCAACATCCAATGCACATCATCGAAATCGAAGTCGGGCAAGTCTGCCATTTCGACAGGTAGACATTTTTCAGGAGCCTGATAAACCAGCGCATTCAATACTCTATACAAAGACGGGTGAGGTAGCCGGATAATGTGGCACTTAAAAAAGTCCTCGTAGTATTGAAGGCTGTATTCGATGAAGTGCATATTGGGCATTTCATACATGTAAAATGGAATGATCTTATCGAAGTACCTCCGCAAGACCAGCCACGCCAACAGGCTATCCTTGCCGTTCGAGAAAGACAGCAGGGTTACGCCGTTGGATTGTTTGGCAACATATTTATTGAGTTGATCTGAATTAGCAAATACCATTAGTGCCTCCATTTCCGCAAAGTTTGGGGGTCGTTCCTAATTATATCATGCTGGCGTTGCTTAACTATCAAAAGTTGTAAGGTGCTTATTGTAAGGTCGCAGGGCGGGTAATGAGTGTATGATGATGACAGAGATTCAAACCATAAAGAAAGGAGTAAACCATGGTACCGAAACCTAAGACCGGAAAGAAACGAATTGCCGCTTGGACCGCCAAACAGCGTCGGGCGAAAGCCACGTTAGCTGGCTTGAAGAAACGACCAAAGGAAGGCAAAGCCTCTTTCGCCAAACGCACAGCACGCGCCAAGAGCTACGCTTCCTCGACAGGTACACCGAGAGGTTAACTGTCAATTCCTCCTTGAGAATAATGTAAGAAAACAGCCCCGCAATCATGCGGGGCTGTTTTTGGTTGTATAATGCCATTGTTGCGGAAACAATAGCGTGTAGCACCACAGAGAGAACTGCGTAGCAGGATGACAACTAAAGAGTCGAGTGCAAAGCCCAAACGGGAGAGGAAGAAATCCCCCAAGGACATTGCAAATGACGTAAAAATATTGCAAAGACAAACATGGGCAACTGACCTGAAAGTACAGGGGTTGTCCTATCGCCGCATTGCAACCCGAATGAAGGAGCTGGGAGTCGTTCCCAAAACTTATTCAAACGTACAGGCAATGAGGGATGTTAACGCGTTTATGGCGGGCATTGTGTCTGAGCAAAAAGAACTTGTGCTGGACAACTTCTATATTGATATACGCCGCTATGACGAACTATTTGAGAAGGCGTGGGCGCTTGCCCTTCCACATTCTGAGGAAGGGGAAATGCCTTTGCCCCCTGATCCTGTTTACTTTGGGGTGGTGACACACATCCTTGGAGTCCGTGAGCGCCTATTCAATTACAAATCCATCTTTGGCGATAAGGAAAAGGAGCAGCAACCCAACTTTAATGTGAACGTGGATTGGGATACCTTCACAGTGGATGAACTCCTGACCATCCGCAGGAGAATACAAGCCGGAGAGGATACAATTATTGTTATCACCCAAATTACGGAAGCAAGAAAGCTCACGACAGAAAACTCTGCTTGATATATCGCTTGCCATAAAGAGCAAAGAGGGCGGTCTTGGGAGTGAGCAGATCGTCAAGGCGTCGGTGAACTTTGCCGATTACCAATCGGACCCCGTAAGGTTTGGAATTGAAGTTTTGGGGGAACACTATACAGACCCGATCAAAGATGTCATGCACTCGGTTCGGGATAACCCTGTAACCATAGCCATATCAGCCAACGCGACAGGTAAGACCCATAGCGCCGCCCGTATTGCCCTATGGTTCTATTTGTGCTTTCCCGATTCGCAGGTGTACACGACTGCCGCGCCGCCAGAACGCAACCTACGCAAGATATTATGGGGAGAGATTGGTCATCTTACATCCCGCCGCCTGGACTTGTTTCCTGAGTCGTCGGTATCCAGTGGCATGAATATCCAACGATCCCCGCAGTCATTCATTACTGGCATTGCGATTCCATCATCAGGAACGCCAGAACAACGTGAGGCAAAGTTCAGCGGCAAACATGCGCCCAACTTGTTATTCATTGTGGATGAGGGTGATGCAGTGCCCCCGGAAGTATATAAAGGCATTGAGGCTTGTATGTCGGGTGGCAATACCCGCCTGCTTATCATGTTCAATCCGCGTGCGGACGTGGGCACAGTGGCACGCATGGTCAAGCAGAAAGAGGGAAACATACTACACCTGTCAGCCTTCGATCATCCCAACGTCATCACGGGGTTGGATGTTATCCCCGGAGCTGTGTCACGTGAAAAGACAGTCAGGCGTATCAACGAATGGACAAGGCCGCTTGGAATTGGTGAAAAGCCTGACATTGAATGTTTCCAAGTCCCTGAATTCCTTGTGGGCACAGTGGCAAAGTCTTTGGGGAATGCGCCATACGATTCACTGCCCGCCGGCTGGCGTAGAGTCCACAACCCCGCATTCTTTTACATGGTCTTGGGGATTTATCCGCCCAAATCTGACACGCAGCTCATCTCGCGTGTGTGGCTTGATAATGCTGTCACGCGCTGGTTATCTTATGTTGCGAAGTATGGGGAAGTCCCGCCCGTAGGGATCAAGCCAATTGTGGGTATCGACATTGCGGCAATGGGTAAGGATACCAACCAAATGACGCGCAGGTATGGCGGCTGGGTGGCTCATTTGGATGAATGGTCGGGGATCGACCCTGACGCAACCAGCATCAAAGCGCATTCCATGTTGAAGGATTATGGATTACCCATAGGTGAGATTAGCGTCTACACGGATGGGACGGGAGTCGGTTCAGGCGTTGCGCCGCGCATGGTTCGTCTTGGGGTAGGTAAAGCTGAAGGGATCATGGTGGCAAGTGCTCCAACTTATAAAACTGAAATGGGTTCTTTCTTCCAACTGCGTGACCAGCTTATTTGGAGTGTCATGGTTTGGTTGCGTGATGACCCTGGCGCAATGCTTCCGCCCGATGATGACTTGCTCGACGAACTTGCCGCACCAACTTACAACACAACCCGTCATGGTGGACACATCACCACCACGGATAGGGAAACGCTGATCGAATTGTTGGGACATTCCCCCGATAAGATGTCATCCCTTGCCCTCACTTTTGCCCCGCAACGTATGGGAGTCGGTGCATGGCGATAACAAAGTGATATACTGAAAATAAGCCAACTTGCGGATTGTTAGTGGCCCGGAGTGTTTTAATGTCCAAAAAACTGAATAACAATGACAGCGCACGTCTCGCGCTTCCACCCACGCCAACGATGAAGATGACCAAAGCTCAGATCATCACGCTCTATCAAAACGTCACGGGGTTGGTAAGCAGAGCGGCTCTGGCTGGTTCTTTGGGGCAGACCTTTGGCGGAGAAAGAGACCTGTACGAAATATTTGGGTGGAAGAAGCAATTAAATTTTCGAGATTACTTTGACATGTACGACCGAAATGGGATGGCTGGGCGTGTGGTTGATTCGCTTACTGATGAGACCTGGCGCACCCCACCCACGATGATGGATGGACTTATCAAAGGGGATGAAGATAACGAAAAGCAACACACTGAATTCCTAAAGGCATGGAATGTATTCGTAGAGGCTCAGGATTTATGGGCACTGTTCAACGAAATGGACGCCTCCCTTGGATATAGCCGATACGCTATCATGTTGATCGGCGCTCCGGGGAAGTTTGACCAGCCCCTTGATAAAGCAAAGGCAATCAAATACATTCAAGTCTACGATGAAGGTCAGGCTCAAATATCAAGTGTTGATCGTGGCATAAATAGCTTGCGCTATGGGATGCCCGAATTGTATAACGTGACCTTTGAGGATGGCGGGCGCAGTGTGCCCGTCCATTACTCGCGGGTGATCCATTTCAAGGATCGACGTGGGCGAAGCAGAGTCTATGGTGCTCCGCGCTTGAAGAAGCCATTCAACTATTTATCTGATCTTGAAAAGGTTGTGGGCGCATCGAGCGAGGCTTTTTGGTTACTGATTCGCAAAGGTCTCATCATGTCCGCGCAGGAAGGGCAGAACTTCCCGCAAGAGGGGAGCGCCGAATTCACGGCAATGCAGGATGAAATATCAGAATGGGAACATCAACTCAGGCGCGTCATGCGCGTCAAGGGTGTGGACGTGACCGATCTTGGTGCTCAGGTTGTGGATGGCAAGGCACAACATGACCTGCTTATCACTGACATTTCAGGAACGGTTGGAATTCCAAACCGTGTATTGGTTGGGTCCGAGCGCGGTGAGCTGGCTTCCTCATCCGATGACGCAAATTGGGCGGCAGTGGTTGAGAGTCGTCAAAAGAACACCTGCACTAAATGGGTCAAGGATACGGCAAAGCGACTTATTGAGCTGGGTGCAATCCCCGCGCCAACAGGCAAGATGGGAGTCGAGTGGGCTGAGTTATTCCAATCCACTGCACTTGAGAAGATGCAGACTGTGAACGAGGAAGTGACTGCGATCAATGGCATTACCAACAACGTGCCCGATGGCTACGTTGACATTGAGGACTTCCTGAAAAAGCGTATCCCTGACATCAAAATTTCAAGGAATGAAAACCCACCATCACAGGAAAACGTGACCCCGCCCGAAGCTGCCGGCGGCGGCATGATCGGCGGCGGCGGCAGTGCATCAAGCGGTGGAGGATTATTCTCTGAGCAGTTGACCACTCAGATCGGAGGGCAGTAATGCAGTGCGACCATTGTCATACTGAATGGAGTCCAAACGAGCGAGATCCAAAATCGTGCGCTCATTGTGGTGCATCCAAGCCTCAGAAGGAATACGAAAAATCAGATCCGTTTTTCCATGCTGGTTATATCGTTTGGTGCCTTAAGGCTCATGGCGGAGCATGGTTTGAGTTTGTCTTTTACAAGGGCACAACCTACATTGGGAATGTGCGTTGGGATTTCAGACGCATGGCACAATACCCGCTTGAGATTGACATCATGCCCCTTGTGTTGAAGGAGCTGGAATACAACCTGGGCATTAGTGAAACGCCTGTGGTTGAATTCAATTACGACCGGATACATTTCACCTATGATGCGCGAAGGCTTCTCGCGCTTGATCGAAAGGGGATTGCCGAAGAAATAAACAGGCAATTGCTGAAAGCCTATGGGAGTCTGTAATGCAAATTGAGCGGGTATGGGCTATGCCCTACTCGGACACTTTCGATTGCCCGCCCATTGGTGCGCTTGTCAAACGTTACCTGAGTCAATCCAATGTGAGCGTTGACCCATTTGCCCGCAACAAACGATGGGCAACTTATACAAACGACCTCAATCCCGAAACTACCGCTGAATACAAAATGGATGCACTGGATTTCATAAGGTTACTTATCTCTAAGGGTGTTCACTCTGACTTGGTAATCTTTGACCCGCCCTATTCCCTTCGGCAAATGATGGAGGCTTACGAGGGTGTTGGCAGGAAGATCAGCGGACGGGAATCGCAAAGGTTTTATGGCGACATGCGGGATGCAATCAATCAATTAGTTTTGCCTGATGGCGTTGTGATTTCGTGCGGCTGGAATTCAATCGGCATGGGTAAGACCAGAAACTATGTTATTCAGGAAATTCTTTTGGTTTGTCATGGTCGTGCCCACAACGATACGATCATCACGGTTGACCAAAAGAAAGCGCATCAATTAGATATGCCAAGCATAAGGAGTCTGTAATGCGTAAGTCCGCTAACTGGCAATCATTCCCGATTCCATCCGCCATTGAAACACGCAACTTCCTAACTCACACCAATGATGCTGACTTTGCACTGGCGCAGGAAATGTGGGGCACGTCCACGCACCTCAATGGCTTGCTGACGGCGCGGCGCGTTACCAGCTCACCCCCACTAAAGCCGAAGGGAGAGCGCGATTACACCTATGACCCCAATACGGGCATGTATCGTGATATGGTCTCAGGACGGCTTGTGACTGAGAACACCATGCGGCGGGCTGTCATGAAGCTGTCTGTCGAAGCACAGAAGCGATTGAGGCAGGAAACACAACAGATGATGGCGGGCACGATCATGTTTATCGTTTGGTATTCCCGTTCACGCTCGATCCTGAAAGCCTTATACAATACGATATGGGCGCTGGGTATTGGTGGCTTCCTGTTTGATGACCAAACTCAGCGGGATCTATTTTATGCCTTCCTGCTTTTACAATTCCAACGTTTCGACAACTTCACAACCTATCTTGACCGGGAGCCTTTCTTTGATGGGCATGTTCTCGCACGCGCCGGCGCGTATGGAAAGCATGGTAATAGTCTTTTCCAAAACGCAAAACTTGAGCAGGCGATCATGGTGGGGCATACTGAAGCGCGGCGCGTGTTGGGTGAGAATGAAAATCACTGTCATGATGGTGTTGAACGACCTGGCTGTGTTGAATTGGCGGCGAAAGGCTGGATGCCCATTCAACAGATGACCCCGTTTGGGGATGCTCAATGTTATGACAACTGCCTGTGTACGGTTGAGACGCGCATCAAGAATTATTTAGTTGTTTGAAAAGGATAATCTGAATGACACCCCAAAACAAAATGATAGAGGTACGCGGGGAAGGCAGGAATCACCTGCTGTTCAGGCTCAATCCCGAAACATTGGAGATTGAGATTGTGGTTGACAATGATAATTTTGTCGTAAAACTGTATGACTTGATTTCATTTTCAGGCAGTGACCCGGCTAGACTTGTGTTCATGGTTCCCGTCAGTTACCCCAACGAGAATAATTGATTGCTTGCTAAATAGTCGGATAAGTGCTACTATGAACTCGATCCAAGATTATTTCTAAGGCGTATCGCCCACCCCCCCTTACCAATACTTGAAGTTATACGGCTCCCAGAAGCCACATAAACGCCACTTGAGCGCACTCCGCTCCAAGTGGCGTTTTTTTTGTTTTCCTGCTTAGGGCGGAAAAGGAAAACAGATGAACGATCTTCAAATTTTCCAACATCAGCTTGACTACAAAACATTTCGTGAAATTGAACAAGCAGGAAAGACCTGGCTTGTGGTCAATGGCGTCCCGATTGTGGAAGGCGTACTGAATCATTTTTTTGTACCGTATGAAGAATTCAGCGCGTTCTCCTCCGATTGGAATGATGTGCCGCTCGTGTTGAATCACCCTTCGATGGAGAGTGGCGGATCAGCGCGAGTCAGTAATCCCGATGTGCCTGTTGTTGGAAGATTCCACAATACCACGCCAGATGCAGAGGGTCGCCGGCTGGCTGGTGAATTCTGGCTCGATAAGGTTGCTTTCCTTGCGACCGATGAAGGCGCTGACCTATATGCAAAGATGCTCAAAGGGCAACCGATTGAGGTATCCACTGGATACTTTGCCCCACAGACGATCATGGAGCATGGAAAATTCAATGGGACTGATTATGTGGGGACTCACAAAGGTATTCATCCCGATCACATAGCAATTCTTACAAACGAATTAGGCGCATGTTCCCTGATGGACGGGTGCGGAATGAATCGCAACTCTGCCTGTTCCACGTGCCCGACCAAACTGGTTTCCAACATGACAGGCAATCTACCTGCCGCTGGCAAGAAGCAGTGGGAGGAAGTTCATAAGCAAGCCTTAGCCGATGGTAAGGACGAAGCCACTGCCGCGAAGATCGCATGGGCGGCTTGTGAAAAGGCGGGTTGGAAGAAAGACAAGATGGGCAAGTGGATGATGAACAAAAACAGCCAATCACTTACCGATGTTGTGGACACAGTGCGCTCCGCGTTCTATCGGGCGTTTGAAGCCTCACGACCCATGATGATGCCCGTCCAAGAGTCACCATCGGTATATGTCAGAGAGGTTTTTGCGGATCACGTCATTATAGGTCTTGGGGAGAAGTCTTTTTCAGTTGGGTACACCCAAAGCAAGGATGCAATTGAATTCGTTCCTCAAACCAAATGGGTAGAGGTTGAAGAAGAATACGTGCCCGTTACCCAAAACAAAATTAAGCAATCCGCGACCAGCCTGCGAGGTTGGTTCGCTAATTCAAGTAAGTTTTCAAAGGAGTTTCTTATGCAGAACGCAAAGTTGAAGGCATTCCTACACTCACTTGGCTTCGGTAACGTTGTTATCGAGGACAAGGGTGAGGACGGTCTTTCTGTGGAACTCACGGGTCAAGGCGACGAGAAGGCGCTTGAGGGTCTTGTACAACTGAATAGTGTTGTGCAGAACTCCGGCGGCGCTGACCAGTTTGCCAAACTCATTGAGTCCCTGAAAGGTCTACCCGCCACGCTTGTAGCAATGCAAACGCAGATGAACGAACAAGCCACGCTCGTAAAGAACGCGGCCTCATTTGCGGAGTCAGTGGCAACGAAAGAAGCCGCACAAAAAGGTGCGCTGATCGCTGGACTTGTCCAGAATAAAGCGAACCCATTCGATGAAGCGACACTCAAAACCATGTCGCTCGATGTGCTTGAGAAGTTGGAAGCGTCCTATCAACCCGTGGACTTTAGCGGGATGGGCTTCCAGTTCCAGAACAGCGCCGAAGAAGGTGACGATAAGCCGCTTGCTTTGCCCGCCATGTATCTTGCCAAGCCTGAAACCTCGGAGGCGAAATAATGGACACCAAAGGCAGACCATCAACCATTCTTTTGAAGGGCGATCCTACATTCAAGGAACTGATGCTCAATGGTGATGTTTACTCCGCCATTCCGATCACTCCGGGGATGTTGTGTGAGCGCACTGCAACCAACACCGTACAGCCCCATTCAAGCGCGGCTGGTGTTGCTTCCCCGATCTTCGCAGTTGAAAACGCGATTATCGGTAGAGGTAAAGAAATTCCTTATACAGTGGATGGTGAGGCTGTCTTGCTCGCCTTCTGCCGACCTGGTGATAGTGTGCTTGCCCTGCTTGAAGCTGGCGCGGGCAATGTAACTGTCATTGGGACGCTCTTGAATTCAAACGGGGCGGGTCTCTTGCAAGTTGGAGACACCAATGCTGTCGCACGTGCTCTTGAAGTCGTGGACAATGACCCTGGCGTGGGTGCTGCCGCCATGTGGATTCGTGTGGAGGCGTTGTAATGGCTGGCGCAAACCCGATTTTTAGTGCATGGATGCAGTCAGGTGGATCATCCAAGGAAATGATAGGCGCGATGCGCCCGTATTTCAACAAGCGTAACTCTCCCGTTGCTTTCATGAACGGCAAGGAACGCATGGTGCAAAACGCCCTGCTTCGCAAGTATGAATGGGAGCAGATCGACGCGGCTGTGTACGATGTTGTGCGCCAGCCGAACATCGCAGTAAATGACTTCCTGCGCCTTGGTCTTACCTCCCCGCTCGACGGTCTTGGTGTCACCATCTCGACCTATGAGCAATTGGGTGACATGACCGAAGCTGACATGAACATGAACGGTGAGGTTCGTGGTGAGAAAGACCGTGTTGAATTCTCCCCGCAAAGTATTCCAGTGCCTTTGATCTACAAGGACTTTCAATTGTCCCTGCGTCATCTGGAAGCCTCCCGCCGTGGGAATGGCAGTGCGCTCGATACCATCCAAGCCATTGTCGCAACCCGCAAGGTGCAGGACAAAGTTGATGACTTGATCTTCAACGGTTCAGCCAAAAAACTCGGCGCGGATCGAATCTATGGTCTCACCACAAAACCGGAACGGGTCCAAAAGACTGCCACTGAACTTGGTGGCGGCGATTTCGGCACTGGAAACAATGCTTTCAACACCCTCAACGGTGCAATTAACTGGCTTGCGGGACTTGGCTATTATGGCCCCTTCGGAGCCTACATCGCCCGCGAACAGTACGGTCAAATCAATAAGCTGATCGACAACACAGCGATTTCCCTGATGTCTGCTGTCCTTTCCATGACACCTGGACTTTCGTTCATCCGCCCGTCCGACAAACTCAAAGCTGGTGAGGCGGTTGTGTGGCAACTCACTAAAGATGTTGCTGATCTCGCCATCGCGCAGGATGTCACGCCCGTTCAATGGGAAAGCCTCGGTGGTTTCCTGATCGACTTCCGTATCTTTACGGCTGTCACCATCCGCGTCAAACATGATGCGAATGGAGTCTGTGGGATCGTTCACATCACAGGCTGTTAGTTGATTATGTGGGGCAGTTGGGAACGACTGCCCTTTCATACGTTCAAGAGGATGCTCAATGTATGGATCGGTCACGAATGTTGCGGCGCTCAGTAGCACATGGACGGACAACGGTGAATTTACGAATGACGATACTTATGTAGAGGGTACAACCCCCTCACTTATGCAGGTAGAAGCATGGTTGGAACAAATGTCATCCGTAATTGATTCTGCAATCGCAAATGAGGGTTTTGTTACTCCCCTTACGAATCCCACTGCGATTGCCGATGCGTCCGCCATTGTTGAAGGCGTGGTGGCTGATCTAGTCCATGCTTCCCACAAGTCAGGAAGATTTTTCGTCAAGAAG